GTATTGACGTGGCAACCGCTAACGACACGGCCTTTGTGGCTAAGTGCGTCAGCGCTGCTAACGCTTGGTGTTTCCGTAAACGCCGTGAGGCTGGCTACACCGATCTGCAAGGCACAGTCCCTTCACCAGACGTTGAATTGGGCACCACAATGTATGCAGCAACGCTTTACCGTGAACGCGGAACCAGCGGTGACGCATACGGAGCCTTTGACGGAATGGGCAACCTTGCACAACCAGTCACTCTTCACCGCATCATGCAGCTCTTGGGCTGTGGCAGGGCGCAAGTCGCGTGAGTTCTTCAGGCATCTTGTATGAGGCTGTGACTGCGTGTAAAACGCAGCTGCTTGCCTTGAACCTTGTGCCAATCACAGACCCTCGCAACGCTCGCCCATTGTCTGTTCTTATTGAGTTACCCACCGTTGACTCGTTTACATACAACGTGGGCAACATCACTCTTCGACTTCGTGTTTTGGCACCGCCTCCGGGCAACCAAGACGCAGGCGATTACCTGATGCAAATCGCAGATCAGATAATGAACTCACCCATCGCGGTCACGGATTTACGTCCGGGCCTCGTATCCATCGGAGGGCAAGATTTGCCTTCCTATGATTTAACCGTTGCCGTAGCCGTACGGCGCAACTAACCAAAAGGAGCCAAAATGGCTACGACCACATTCCTCGGAAATTGCACAATCAACCTCACGCAGGGCGCAACCACCACTGACCTTTCAGACCAGGCAAACGCTGTGACTCTCACCATCGGTCAGGACTCGCTTGAGTCCACCGCTTTTGGCGACACCGGTCACCGTTTCACTGGCGGTCTTCAGTCCGTTGAAGTCTCGATGACTTTGTTCCTCAGCTATGGCGCTTCAGAGGTCGAGGCAATCCTTGCTTCATGCGTGGGCACAGGTTCAACCGTGTTGACCATCTCACCATCAGGAACCACGGAATCAGCCTCTAACCCTGAGTACATCATCACCAACTGCATGCTCAGCGACTTCACCCCAATCAACTCAACCGTGGGCGAACTTGCCACCGTTGAGGTCACCTTCACAGGTGGCACATGGGTTCGTGACGTAACCGCACCGTAAACCCGTAAACCTTCAGGAGAAACAACATGAAGATCACACTCGCAGTCGAACAGACTGACGGTCAGACCTATCAGGTCACCACCAATCTGTTCTCCATCGTGGCACTAGAGAGAAAGTTCAAGATTCGCGCTTCAGAACTTTCCTCCGGTGTCGCAATGGAACACCTCGCCTTCCTAGCCTTCGAAGGCGCAAAGCAAAGCGGCATCACCGTTCCAGCAGTCTTTGATGATTACATCAAGCGCCTTGTGTCCGTTGACGTTGTAGGTGAGGACGCTGCAAACCCTACGGACGAGGCAGTTACCTCCGAACCATCTGCGAGTTAGCAGTTGAGACGGGTTTCTGGCCTCACCAAATCCCATTCGATACACAAGAGCTGCACACCATGTTGGATGTGCTGAAGCAGAGAGCAAAGGAGAGTAAACGTGGCCGCTGAATTTGGCATGGAAGTCGTTGGTCTCAAAGAGGCTCTCAAAGAATTAAACGACATTGACAAGAAGCTCCGCAGGCAGGTCACCAAGGACTTCAAAGAAATTGTGCAGCCTGTGATTCAAGAGGCGTACTCGCGTTTACCCGTTGAGGCTCCATTGTCGGGCATGAAGTACTCATGGAAGGGCAAGTCGGGCAAAGAAATTATGCACTGGCAAGCCATGATGGTGCGTAAGAATCTCAAAGCGTTTACATCAGGCAAAAAGATTCGCGACACCGGTCTTGGCTTCAAACAAAACGTCGGTGTCTTTGGCATCCGCTGGGGTGGTACTCAGGCCACTATCTTTGACATGGCTCGCAAAGGCGACTTGTCGCAACAGTTAACACGCAGATTCGGTGAGCCTTCTCGAGTCCTTTATCGTGCTTACGAGGTCAAACAACCTGAGGTTGAAGGCGAATTGAAAGCCTTAGTTTCAAGAGTGATGCGTTCTGTTGGACGCGGTGGGAATATCTAGTCATGTCTGTTGTACTTAACATTTTTAGCCAGTTTGACTCTTCAGGTGTTGAGAAGGCCAAGAGAGAGTTTGCGCAGCTTGACGGCGCTGCAGCCAAAACAAAGTTTGCTTTCAAGAAGGCTTTACTACCTGCAACCGCTGCTGTCGCAGGCTTGGGCGCTGCATTGTTTGATGCCACCAAGGGTGCAATGGAAGACGCTGCAGCACAAGAGTTGCTCAGCAAAGCACTGAAGAACAACACCAACGCCACGGATGCCCAGATTGCAGCCAATGAGGAATGGATCAGCACCCAAGGTCGTTTACTCGGAGTCGCCGACTCAGAGCTTCGCCCGGTGCTTGCCAAACTTTCCACGCAAACAGGCTCACTTGCTGAAGCCCAAAAGGGTGCAGCGCTTGCGATGGACATTGCTGCAGCCACTGGCAAGCCTCTCTCTGCAGTGTCTGACGCGCTTGCTAAGGCATACGGCGGTAACACCAAGGCGCTGGCAAAACTAGATCCAAAACTGAAAGACCTCATCAAGGGCGGTCTCGATGCTGAAGGCGCTATGTCGGTGCTGGCAGACACGTTTGGTGGCGCTGCAACAACCAAAGCAAACACCGCTGAAGGACAGTTTGGGCGTCTTGCGTTAACGCTTGACGAAACCAAAGAATCCATCGGCGCTGCTCTGCTTCCAGTGGTTCAGCAGGTACTCCCATATCTGACCAAGTTCGGCGATTGGGCATCTAAGAACACAGGCGTATTCCTTACCATCGCCGGCATTATCGGTGGCATCGCAGGTGCTGTGCTCCTCGTAAACGGAGCCATGACCGCATGGACTGCTATCACCACTGCAGCCACAGCTGTACAAGCAGCCTTCAACGCAGTTCTTGCCCTCAACCCAATGACTCTTATTGTTCTTGGAATCCTTGCCCTCATCGCTGCACTGGTCATTGCGTACAAGAAGTTTGAAGGCTTCCGCAATGTTGTTGACTCAGTCTTTTCTGCAATTAAGACCGCCGTCTCTGCATCCATTGGCGTCATTAAGGGTTACTTTGAGATTCTCCTTGGGTTCTACAAAGGCATCTTCAATGGCATTGCAACCCTCTGGAATAACACGGTTGGCAAATTGTCCTTCAAGGTGCCCGGCTGGGTGCCAGGTATCGGTGGCAAAGGCTTCGACGTTCCCAACATTCCAATGCTTGCCAACGGTGGCATCGTAAACAGCCCAACCCTTGCGCTTATCGGTGAGGCAGGCCCAGAGGCTGTCGTACCGCTTTCTAAAGGCTCCCAATACGGCATGGGCGGTGGAGACATCTACATCACCGTGCAGGGCGGAGACCCGAACGCTGTGGTGGACGCACTTCGCCGTTACCAACGCCAAAATGGCGCTATCCCCATCCGAGTGGCTTCGTGACGCTTCAGCAGTACACGGTGGACTATTCCACGGACGGCTCGACTTGGACGGCGCTGGGCAACGTTCAGAATGTCTCGCTCAGAATTGGTCGCCAAAACTTGCAGGACACGTTTAGCCCGTCAACGGCAAACATTGTGATCAGATACCCCAACGGCTACGCCTCGCCCATCACGGCCTTGGTAGTTGGTTCGTATGTCCGTGTAAAGCGCACCGGCGCTAACCCGCTTTACCCAACAACATGGACAGGCACTATCCGTGACGTCACTGTTGAGTACGGCATTCCGTATGTGAGCAATGTCGGCAACGCGGACTACCTGACTATTTCGGCTGAAGGTGCGTTGGCGTTCGCTGGGCGTTTACAAGGCAACGATTACAGCGTGGCTAGTGACTACGCGGATCTGCAGCTTGAAGACGTCAAGGACAATTCTCTTGTGGACTTCCAATACGAATCGGCTTATCAGGTGCCACCCATTTTGGCTACGTCAACCGTGAGCGGTTCATACGCTGAATGGGCTAACAACCTTGCTTCATCTATTGGCGCTCAGTTGCTTGACGGTGGTTCTACCCAGACAATTGTGGTGCGCCCCAAGGATTACAACTCAACGCTTTCGGTTGGCTTTAGCGATACCGCTAACAACTCAACTAATCAGGTTTACGACGGCATCAAGTTTGACTCGCTGGCTGAGGACTACTACACGCAGGTGCAGGTGGACACCAACACTGTCGGCACGGTTGTTGTTAACGACGGTACGGAGCCTTACCGCACACTGCGCCTGAGCACCTACAACGTCTCCACGGCACAAGCTGAAGACCTTGCAAACTATTACTTGGGCATTTACGCCGACACCAATTTCGGCATTGCTGAGGTCACTTGTCTTGCTGAGGCCCAGAACACGATGGCGCTCGAGTTAGGCACCGCATGGTGGGGTCTTATCGGTGGGAAGACTTCGGTGACTTTCCGCGGTACGACTTACTACGTCACGATTGTCGGCGCTTCCATTGAGGCAAGCCCTAGTTCTGCTCGGTACACGTTCTATTTGAGCGATACTGATCTAACCCCGTATTTAATCCTCGATGATGCTGTGTATGGCATTCTCGATACAAACAAGTTGAGTTGGTAAACACATGGCAACACCTCCTACCTTTAGTACCGGTGCGGTTCTTACAGCTGCACAAATGAACGCCGTCGGAATGTGGAAAACAGGCAGCGTTACGCTCACTGGACAAACCACCGCGCAATTAAATAATTGCTTCACTTCAGACTTTGACAAGTACAAAGTCATTTACAACATCCGTGCCGGTTCAGGTTCCGCATCTCTCTACACGCGTTTATCGGTTGGCGGTGTACCAAATGCCACCGCCGGATCGTACATTTACGGCGGGCGTTATGTTGGTTTTCCAACAGTTGGCGCGGCAGATTTCAACGGTGCCGATCCCCAGTTTGGGTTTAGTTTCTTTTCAACCTCTCCCACAACTGCCGAAATCGTTTTAACTAATCCGTATTCGGCAATCCCTACTCCAATGAGCGGCACTTTTATGAATGTAAACGCTGGGTGTTTTGTTGGTGGTTACCACAACCAAAGCACGGCTTATGACGGTCTTTATATCTACAACAGTTCAGGATTAGCGATGTACGGTTCGGTCACAGTTTTAGGAGTGCGTAACTAATGGAAAAGCCAACAAAAATTGTCGTGGATTGTTTAACAGGCATTGCAGAAACTACAGAAATGACCGACGAGGAGTTTGCAGAACATGAAGCCCTCATTGCTAACGCGTCGGCTGTTAATTCCGACGGCAACCCTGCTTAGCGCTTTCATCGGCTCACAGGTTTACGCAGACAGCACCGGCAAGGTTTACACCTGCGTAGTCAACAACGAAATACGCTGGAACATGACCCAACCACAAGAGCACTACGACGCAGGGCTGTACCCCACATGGACAGACTGCGAAGCATGGCGCAACGGCGACCCTGGAATCGACTACGTCTGGTCATACGGGCAGACCGCCCCAACCACCACGACAACGCTCCCAGCCACCACAACCACCGAAGTCGCCACGACAACTACAGAGCCGGCGACAACCACCACGGAGCCTGCAACCACCACGACAGAGTTGCCGACCACAACAACAACCACAACAACAACGACCACCACCACAACAACAACGACCACGCTTCCAGCACCCATCACCACAGAGCCACCCGTCGAAACCACAACCACCCTCGAAGCCACCACAACCACCGTCCCCGAAACAACCACCACCACAACACCCCCACCGATAGACCCACGCATCAAACAAGCAGCTGCAGTCATCGGCGCTGAACTAGCGCCCGGAGTAACACCACAACAAGCACAGACCGTCCTAGTCATCAGCGCCGTCACCACGGCATTCGCACCCACTAGGAAAAAGAAATGAACGAAGAACTCAAAGCCTTACCACTGACCCTGCTCGGATCGTGGTACGTCATCATCACGCTCGGAGGCTCAACCCGAAGCGCAGCAATCTGGGGCACAATCATCGCCCTAGCAATCCACATGGCAATCGCCATCTTCACAAAGGACACCGAATGAAAATCACAACCGTCATCGCACGCATACTCGCAGTATTCGGCACATCAGCACTCTCAGCCCTCGCTGGCGGTGCAATCCTCGG